ATATATGTTCGCTGGATGTACAAATCTTACCACAGCCCCCGAACTTCCAGCTACTACTTTGGCACAGCAGTGTTATTCATATATGTTCGCTGGATGTACAAGTCTCACAACAGCACCGGAACTTCCTGCTACTACTTTGGTGGCATCTTGCTATGAGCGTATGTTCCAGAACTGCACCAATCTTAACTACATAAACTGCCATATTGTAACACCAAATCAAACACACACAAACTATTGGTTAAATGGTGTTGCAGCAACAGGTACCTTTGTAAAGAATCCAGATTCCAATTGGACAAGAAGTGTAAGTGGTATCCCAAGTGGATGGACAGTACAAGATTATGTAGACCCGGCTTCAATTCCAGTGCTTAAGATAGCAGGACAGTCCATACCAGGAACAAAGGAAGATGGTTATGAATGTTATGTTTGGGAAAATCTTACCCAGTATTCCGGTACAAGTTTCACCATAGAGGTTGGAGGATTACCTATCACAGCAGATACCTGGAATTATACAGAGTCGCACTTAGACCAGTGTGGAAATGAAGTAGATACAACATATGAAACCGGAGCCACAAGGAGTGTATTTGAGGCGAATTCAGGTTACATAGATAATCTGACTTACTACACTGATAACAACTATGTTGATTATTTATCGATTGAAGACAACACATCCGACGACCCAGAAGTCATATGTCAATGCCAGGGAGGTTGCTGGGATGGTGAGACCTGCCAGGAATGCACCCCTGAAGACCCTTGCGATGACTGGGAAGGTAATGGATATTCCAGCTATGAGGAGTGTACCTGTGCCGAAAGAGGTGAAAATTGCCCAGAAGAGGAGTCAGGAGAGTAATACCGCCACCTAATTTACCCAGGTGTACTACATATATATACGCAAATCCCACCCAGATAAAGGAGTGGGATTTTTTTATGTCCGCTGAATTACACCCTTTTATTAAAAATACTTAAGAATATGGAAAAAGAATTAAGGTACATAGAGAATTCCGAAATCAGGGCAAATGCTGAGAGTAGGGATGTAGATGGATATGCACTGCTTTTCAACACCACTTCCAGGAATCTCGGTGGATTTGTTGAAAGGATTGAACCATCTGCTGTTGACGGTGTGCTTGAATCTTCCGACATCATGGCTTTATTGAACCATGACTCTTCCAGGGGTATTCTGGCAAGAAGCAGGTATGGAGTGGGTTCCCTCACACTTTCTGTGGATGAGAAGGGTCTCCGCTACACATTTTCCGCGCCTCATACAGCCCTTGGAGATGAATGTCTTGAATATCTTCGCAGAGGAGACATCACCCAATCATCTTTCGCTTTCACTGTAAAGGAAGATGCATGGGACAAGCAGGAGGATGGCACATATATCAGAACCATCAAGAAGTTTGACCGCCTTTTCGATGTCAGCCCAGTGTTCGAACCCGCTTATTTCGGAACAGAGGTAAAGTGTAGGTCCTTCGAGGATTTCAAGGCTGAAGAGGAGAAGAAAGAGGCTGAGGCAAGGGCTGAGGCTGAAAGGATTGAGGCAGAAAAGAGAGAGGCTGAGGAGAAGGAAAAGGAAGAGAAAATAAAAGCCTATTATGAAAATCTCAGGAAGGAATACGAAGATGTCCTTGCCAGGGATGAGATGTCCGCACAATAACCCCTTTTATAATAAATTACCAATTATGACTGAATTAGAGATTAGAGAGAGAATCCTCAACCTCCAGACTGAATTGGAAAACATCATCAATTCCGGAGAGGCAGAGCAGAGGGAACTCACAGAAGATGAGACCTCCCAGATTGCAACCCTCAGAAGCGATATAGATGAGGCCAAGGCAGAACTCGCAAAGGTAGAAGAGGAAAACAGAAAACTCGCTGAAAAGCAAAATGTAGAAAATAAAGATAAAACTAATGTAAAAATGGAAAAAAAGAATGTACGCTTATTTGACCTCATCAAGGGTGTTGTAGAGAATAACATCACCGATGAGCAGAGGGCATATGTCCAGGGTAATCAAATCAACTTCCGCGCTGCAATCCAGGCAACTACCGATGAGCACGGTGCTGAGAATGTCCCAGAAGACAAGAAGAGACTTGAGGTTGCTATCCGCAATGCTTCTGTCCTTGATAGAATCGGAGCAACTTGGTTCGGTAATGCAGTAGGTAATATCCGCATCCCTAAGTACAGCGGTTCCAATGTATACTGGGCTGATTCCGAGAATGCAGATGCTGCTGATGGTGCCGGTACTTTCGAGGAGGTTGAACTTTCTCCAAAGAGACTTACCGCTTACATCACCATCTCTCGCCAGTTCCTTGCACAGAGCCCTGAGGATGCTGAATCCATCCTTATCAGCGACCTTGCAGATGCTATCGCAGAGAAACTTGATGAGACTGTCTTCGGTTGCGAAAGCGGTTCCACCTCCACCCCTGCCGGTATCCTCAACCCTGACGCTGAGTATATGGTAACTGGTAAGACCCTCGCTGGCATGTCCTTCAATGATGTCCTCGGTCTCGAAGAGGCTGTTGAGGAAAAGAATGGCACCAACTTCATCTTTGTGACCGACCCGAAGGTTAAGTATGCTCTCAGGGGCACTCAGATGGCTTCCGGTCTCCAGTTTGTATGGGAGAATGGCGAAATTGACGGTCGCAAGGCTGTGGTTTCCAACTCTGTATGCGAAGGTGGCCTTGTCTGCTTCGACCCTCGTGACCTCGCTGTTGCTACCTGGGACAATGACATGGTTATCATTGTTGACCCTTACACCCTCGCTGGCAAGAACCAGATTAAGGTGACTGTCAATTACCTTGTTGATGCAAAACTCAAGGGTGACAGAATTTCTGCTGCTAACTTTGAATAATAGATAATCCGACAAACTTATGTACATCGACCTTGATACCGCCAAGAAGCACCTCAACATCGAATCAGCATTTACCGAGGATGACGAATACATCCTTGGCCTGATATCTATGGCTGAACAGGCTGTAAGGGTTCATGTAAATGAGGATTTTGAAGTACTTGCCGAACAGAATGGGGGTTGTCTTCCAGCCCCCCTTCTCCAGGCAATGCTCCTTATGGTCGGCAATATGTACCAGAACAGGGAGCCGCTTGGAACAAGGAACCAGGCACTTCCCTTCAACTACCAATACCTTATAGACCTTTATAGAAACTACGAGAACTAATGATTTACAGCGGGCAACTTACAGAAACACTTGAATTCTACAGGATTGTGGAGACCCAGAGTGGGAGTGGTTATAAGAGCACCGAGGAGGTATTTATGTTCCAGGTCAGGGCTGAAAGGGTCAAGAACAGGGAGATATACCAAGTCGATGCGGATGAACTTTTCCACTCAAGCGAATTGACTTTCAGGTTGCGATATAGAAAAGACATAGACGAGACGAACATAGTGGTATATGAAGGTCAAAGGTATCGGATTACAAGCATAGACAAGTACATGAGGGATAACCAACTTACAATAATTTTAGACAAGATAAATGAGTAATGATTTGTAATACTGCTCTCAACTCTTACCAGAAATGGTTCATAGGGAATGACATAAGGGACATCCTGCTTTCCGACAGCGGTATAACCGAACAGGTAAGTGCGGAACACATATATCCCCTTGTCGCTCCTGAGAACACGAAGGGGGACTTCATAGTGTACTTGCGGCAGAAATACTCAAAGGATACTGTCAAGGCTGGAGTATATTCTGACGATTGCGAAGTGGCTGTGATTGGCATCAGTGATAACTATGACAATGCAATAGCCCTGGCAAGCAAAATAGACAATGCCCTGACAGGAACACATAGGATTGGTGAGGAAAAGATTGACATCCTCCTAATCGACAGCACCGAGGTATTCGAAGATAACAAATATATTGAGACCCTGGTGTTCAGAATAAAATAAAAATTAAAACAAGATAAAATTATGGCTTGGAGCGTAAATAATGATTAAGGGTAATGACCTTTGGCTTTACCTTGTTGACCTTGGTACAGGTGGTACTATGACCAGCGGCATGGTTGAAGATGCTAAGGTTGTGGCTTATGCACAGTCCGCATCTCTTGAAATCAATGCTGATACCTTGGATGTAACTTCCAAACTCTCTTGTAGGTGGAGTTCTGTCCTCCCTGGCAATGCTTCCTATACTGTATCCGCCGATGCTCTCTACTGCCTCCAGTCCGCTGCTGCTGCAAATTCTGCTGTGACTGTGGATGACCTTTTCGAGGCAATGGTTGAAGGCGACAATATCGGCTGGGTGCTTGCACAGGATTCTTCTGAGGTATGTGGCACTGTTGGTGGTCCTGATACTAGCAAACCTTACTACTTTGGTGAGGCCGCAATCACTTCCCTCTCAATTACCGGTGGAAACAATGAGATTGCAACTTCTTCTATTACCCTTACGGGTTCTGGAAAGCCTACGCAGGTGAGTGCTTAATCAGTGTACTAGATTAAAGACGCAGGGTGGCTCAATGGGGGTCACCCTTTTTGTTTGTCCGCCTCTGGACTGCCTTTTCAAATAAAAGAGATGGGATTATTTAAAAGGAAAAAGGCACAGGAGCAAAGGGAAGACTTTTCAAAGTACAAGATAAAGATAACCGGGAAGGTGATGTGTGCTTATGAGGTTCTTACCGGAAAGCCTTTTTTGAAGATTAGCGATGAGGATGACATCAAACACCTATTCTATTGCTCACTGGTCCTGAACAATGAGGAATTCAGCACAATGGAGTATGAGGTATTTGAATACTTGATTGCTGACCCAGGGGTATTGGAGTGGATGTCAGGTGAATACATGAAGATTGGAAGATTCCTGACCCAATTCCGCCAGAATATCTTTGAGGAGAAGAGCGATGGAGAATCAAAGAAAGAGGATGATACAACCTTTTATATGGTAGAGGCTATATCCGGGCTGATTGTGAAGATGGGAC